ATGGAAGATGAAAATGTATTACTTAGAGAAGAGGAAATTCAAAAATTAACAAACACAATGACCACAACTAATACATCAAAGAGTTATGTTGATAGCAGCATTAATCTAAACACATTAGGTAATTTAGGATTAGGAACTACTACCCCTAACCAGACTCTTAACCTAGTTAATAATACAGGTAGTTATAATTATAGAGTAGATCCTTATGCTACGTTAACAAATGATGAAAGAATTAACGCCATACTAGCAAGTGTAAATTCACTTACAGACTCAGTTAATATTCTAAAGGCAACAGCAAGAGAGTTAATATCTGAGATGAAGGTAGAAAAGCACGAAAGAAGAACTTTAAATAAAAATTCAGAATAGATATGGACTTAATTACACTTATAGAAATTGTAGTTGTATTGGGTATGATCGCATTTCCAATAATAAAGAGCCTTCTTAATGGAACTGCTGAAGCTAAGTTCACTAAAGGATTCTTGATTGGAGTTAATTATAATAAAGAATCATATAGAGTTACAGATAAAGAAGAAAATAAATACACAATGCATATGCATTTATTCCAGTTTCATTTAACAATAATAACTATATCTATGGTATTTGCCAGGAATGATGAAGAATAATCATTAAAAGATGGTGATGCCTAAATTAGGTTATTGACAGACAATGCATTATATTTGCAAAGTGATATCCATTTACCATATGGATGACAATTCCTTCCCTTGTGGTGGAATTTAGACATCGGGTTAGTAAGCTTAAATAAAGCTGAGGTTTTCTCCGGTAATCACGAAAAAGACCTTTATATACTTTACAGAGTGTTGGGAAAAATAAGGCAGGTAAAGCCACCCAAGTAGGTCAAGTGAACGGACTCTGATAATTATAAAAGGTTAAAATGGGATACAAAGTAATTTATATCTTACACAAGGCAAAACACCTTGCTAGGGATAACTATATCTAATCTTAAATAAATTTATGAGTAAATTAGCTAAATATATTGAAAAAATTCGTGGTGATCACAAAGCGCATCTAATCCTTGGGGTAATTACAGGATTTCCAATGGTATTATTCTTTGGAGTTACTGGCGGCGGAGTAGCAATAGTTCTCTATGCTTTAAAAGAATTAATACACGACAAAGCATTGGGTAAAGGTAATCCAGAGTTTTTGGATTGGTGGTATAACTCAATACCAGTGTTCTTTTACATCCTAATTCACCTCTTCGGATAAGAAACTATTAATAAAGTTGTTTAACATAAAATACTCTTGAGTTTATTCTTGGGGGTATTTTTTTTGTTTAAAATTTGTGTAATCATTTTATTTCGTATATATTGCAGGTATGAATAAAGACAAGAACATAGAGGACGTAAAAAAAGCTGCAGCAGAAGGATCTATTGATATAAAAGAAGTAGCAAAAAGCCTCAAAATATCACCTTCCAAGAAAAAGATTCTTAACATGACTAAGGATCAACTCTTGAAATACAATGCATTAATTTTTCACAAGGGCTGTAAAACCTTATCATCTTCAGAGAGAAGCATGGTGCAGGAGAGAATTGCCTATGGATTAAATAGAAGCACCATTACTACTGAAGAAGTAGCTAAAGAAATAAATAGTCTAAACGCCTTAATAAGAGGAGAACTTAAAAAAGTACTAAATGATGACAGTATCGTTAACGAATAAGGATAATTTTAAGTCAAAACTAAAAAGTATATTAGACACCGCAAAAGATAAAGGGGAGTCGGGTATAGTTATAATGACTGACAGGAATTGGCATGTCGAAATATATGACTTTATGATTAATCATAAATCAATAGGAAAATTAAAAATGGCAGGACAAACCTTCTTTGTGATAAAAGACATGAGGATAGAAATTAAAGCAATAGACTTCTATATATGATAATATTTGAATATTGCCCAGTATTAGGGTTGAAGTGGTGTGAGTTTAAAAAGTTGCATTTAGAGAAAGCAAAGAAAAGTAAGAAACGAAAAACAAAAGGTAAGTATGAGTAAATTTGATGAAATAGTAGATGGATTCAAAAACTTGGTGAAATCTAAGATTGGGTTGTCTGATGAGAAAGATGAAGAGGTTTTTAAAGCAAGAAGAACAATATGCAATGCATGTCCGAAAAAAACTGCTTTAGATAGATGCTCTCTTTGTGGATGTCCATTAGCATCAAAAACAAGATCATTAATAACGAATTGTCCAGATAAAAAGTGGTAGCATGATAACTTTAGTAGTCCTACGTCCGGAAGTAATAAAGTTTTTAATTAGCGTTGGGAACATGCACCATTATGAGGACGGGGCTCATGGATTTTATGTTGAGGGAGGTACATACATTTCTACAAACATACCAGGAACATACACGTTACAGTACTTTGATGCAGATATAAGTGAAAATAATTAATATGAAAGATAAATATTACACACCAGAAATAGAAGAGTTTCATGTAGGGTTTGAGTATGAAGTAAAAGGATTAAAGGGTTGGGATAAAAAAATAGTTTCTTCAAGTCAAGATATATTAGAAATGGAAGAATTAATGATGAGATCCTTAAATCCATATAGAGTAAAATACCTAGATAGAGAAGATATAGAGAGTTTAGGGTTTAAACAAACCAGCAATAGGAATAACTTTAGACATGGAGATACTTTAATTTACTTTAGAGAAAATAAAGATGAGCTATACCCAATAGATATTAAATTAAAAAAAGAGACTTATAGGTTTCTAAAAATAAAAAACAAATCAGAACTTAAAAGATTATTAAAGCAATTGGGAATATGATTATTGGATCTTCAAAAACAACCTTAATATTAGTTAAACATTTTGAAAAACAGAATATGATTAGTGAAGATGAGTTAAAAAAGTATTATTTAGACGAAACAGGAAAATATATACCAAAATTAAAAAAACATAATGACAAGAATTAAGTACGATCAAGAAGTAAGAGATGCAATTATGGCAGGAGTAGATGAGCTTGCCAATGCAGTAAAAGTAACATTGGGCCCAAAGGGAAGAAATGTTATTATAGATAAAGTTGGGTCAGACCCAATAGTCACTAAAGATGGGGTTACAGTTGCAAAGCATATTGATTTAGATGATAGATTGATGAATATGGGGGCAAAAATAGTTAAAAGAGTTGCTGAGAAATCAAATGATAAAGCAGGTGATGGAACCACAACAGCAACAGTATTGACTCAGTCTATCCTAAAAGAAGGAATGAAATTAGTAGCTGCAGGATATGATCCGGTGCAGTTACAAAAAGGAATTAACTTAGCATCAGGAATGATGGTGGATGAGTTAAATAAATTAACAATCCCAGTAACATATGACTCAGATATGATTGAGCAAATTGCTACTGTATCTGCAAATAATGATCCTAAAATAGGTAAGATAATTGCTGACGCATTTAAGACTGTTGGATCTGATGGAGCTGTATCCGTTGAAGCGGGGTCTGGATTTGAAACTGTCGTACAGAAAGTGGATGGATTACAATTTGATAGAGGCCTGTTGTCTACATACTTTTCTACTTCCCCCGAAGAGACTGAGGTATCTATGCAGAACCCGTATATAGCAGTAGTGGAAGGTAAAGTTAAAACTACTGAACAAGCAATGGCGTTAATAGAGCCAGTAATTCAATTAAGAAAGCCATTAGTAGTTATTGCTGAAGATGTAATTGGAGATGCATTGTCAACACTTATTTTAAATAAGATGAGAGGCGGGCATGAAATTGCCGCTATAAAAAGTCCTGGATTTGGGCAATTTAGAAAAGATTTAACTGGAGATATTGCATCCATTGTTGGGGCACAGGTTATTCCTAATGAAAGAATTACTGACATACAACCAAGTGATATAGACTTTCTATTTGGTACAGCAAGTGCTGTAAAAATAGAGCAAATGAATACCGTCATAATGGGAGGGAGAAGAAGCAAGGAAGATGTGGAAGCTAGGCTTGCTAATATAGATGCGAAGCTAAAAGAAAACAAAATAACTAAATTCGAAGCCGACAAGTTAGCTGAAAGAAAGGCAAAATTAGGAGGTGGTGTAGCAATCATAGAGGTTGGTGCCAAGTCTGAATTAGAGATGAGTGAAATCAAAGACAGGATAGACGATGCTAAAGAGGCTGTAATCAGCGCCTTAGAAGAAGGGGTTATTCCTGGTGGAGGAATAGCATTAATGCAAGCAAGGATAGAAATGTTATTACAACCATTTCCTTCTCATCAAACAGATAGTCATCAAAAAGGAATCGACATATTGTTAAAATCAATAGAGTCTCCATTTAGAACGATATGTGAAAATGCTGGGGTAAGTCCAGATGTTAAACTGAATGGTGTTTTAGAAAGACCATTAGGAACTGGATACAATGCTAAGACTGATGAATATGTAGATATAATTGGTGAGGGTATTTTAGATCCAAAAAAAGTAACCAGAATAGCACTGGAAAGCGCCGCAAGTGTTGCAGGAACATTACTAACCACACAATGTGCGTTAATAGAAAAACAATAAATTGAGATGAGGCATGACGAATTGATTAACGAAATCGAAAGAAGGGAGTATTACAATAAGTTTGCTCCATTCCCCGTATATGATACGGAGATTATAAATGATTTAAAAAAGCTAAATATGATTACATCAAAAGACATTAGTAATAGCGAACCGATACATTATTGTAAGACATGTTTGTCTATAGTGATAAAAACTGTTGAGTTCGAGAAAGGGGCTGATGGAGAAGACAGGGAGGTGGACTACTGCTTAGATTGTGGAAACACAGACATAGGTTGTGCCCACATATCTGAATGGGAAGACTTGTATGAGGAAAAGTATGGTGAAAGATTTCTAACTAAAGGTAGCAATAAGTAAAATGAGCATATTTGACCTTAAAGGATTCAAGAATAACAAAGTTAAGGTTACATATTTTTCGTCAACGTCAAAATGGATTGATAAAAAGACAACAGAATTACATAAGGAAGTCAATGCTATTAACAGTGTAATACTCAAAGGGAAATACGTAATAAACACAATTGTTACCGGGAGCAAAAAAGAATCAAAATATATATTGAAGGTTGGCATTAGGTTTTACAAGGATAAAAAAAAGAATGAACATAAAAAGAATACACACAGACAAAAAATCAATATTTAGGTATTGGTTAGAATTCCTTAAGCCTTACCATAAGCTAAGAACTAAGGAGATAGAGGCCTTGAGCTTGATGCTGTACTACAGATATGAGCTATCTAGGGAGATTAAAAATATGGAAACAGTTGATATGATATTGTTCTCAACCCAAACAAGAAGCAAGATAAGAAAGGATTTAAATGATATGGGCCAGAAGGTGTTTAACAATCTTCTCACATCATTAAGAAAGAAAGGTGTTATCACAAAAGATAACAAAATAAACCCAGTCTTAATACCAATGATGACCGAAAAAGGGTTTAAATTAGTCTTTAATTTTGAAGTAAAGAAAAATGAAACTAAACAGAGCTGAATCAATTAAGATCAAAGAAATTGCAGAGAAGCATAACCTATCTATCGAAGAGGTAAAGAGCATAATAAAATCTCCATACAGTTTCATTCATAAGACTTTAAAAGGAACAACATTTAAAGACAATATGGGTAGAGAAGAATTTGACTCAATGAAAATAAACTTCAACATTCCCTCTATAGGTAAGCTGTACGCATCATATTTTATATACAGTGAAATACAAAAGAAAAAAAATAAAAAAAATTAGGTTATATTAAAAATAAATATTAATTTAGCTTAAGATTTAATAATTAAAACTAAAATTAAGGAGTATTATGGCAAAAGGAGTTAAAAAGTCAGTAAAGGAAGATACGCAAGAAGTGGTTCAAGAGCAACAAGATAAACCAAACGCATTATTAATTACTGTTGAATTAGCAAATGCATTGATTGAATACTTATCTAAGGACACTCTTTTCTCAGAGGTTGATGGATTGGTAAATGGAATCAGACAATCAAGAGCAGTTACTGTAACTGACGAAAAAAAAGAAGAACAGTAAAATGGAGACCCTAAAAGAAGGAGCTGTAACTAAGGATATGGAAAGGTTGAAGGCTAAAGAGGCAAGAGATCTTGGTGTGCAAGATTTTTTTACAAATAGGGATAAATCTAAAAGAAAAACAGCGGGACTCGTGGGTGATTCTGCAAAAATCCTTGGAGAAGAAATTGAGATTAAACAAGAGTTATATGATAAGTCCTTAGAAGTAAGCACATTACCAAGCCACATAGTTCCATTGTTTACTGGAGTTTTTCTGACAGCAAGAAGAAATAAGTTAACTGAGAATGGAATATACCTACCAACAGCATCTTTTGGAAAAGGGTCTGACACTGATATGGATGTAGACTTTTCAGACAAACAAGTTGTCTTGGCTTGTGGGGAACATGCCACTCAAGTAAAAGCAGGGTACGAAGTTGTCATCAATATGGACAACTTCAAGAAAAGATTAGAGAGTAGTTTAGCACAAAAATTAAATAAGGAGTTTGAATTTATACTGCCTATCGAAATAATTGATGGTACAGAGTATTTGTATGTTTCGGAAAGGGACATAAAGTACATTTCAAATACATTTATTTAAACGTCACTAAATTACTAAGTAGGTAAATGTGATTAAACTATCACACAACTATGATGATAGCTCTACTTGACAGTAGAGCTATTTTTTTTGTATATTGCATGATTAAAAATTGCGAGGCAAAGCAGCGGTTGCTTACAAGGCTCATAACCTTGGTGTTGTAGGTTCGAATCCTTCCCTCGCCACTATTGTTCCGTCGTGCAAATGGGCTCGCTACCATCGTTGGGACAGGGGTAGATGAATTAAATACTCGTCTACTCCACAAACTAAGAGCTGAAATGCACCTCAAATTACTTGTAAAAACAGTGGGGTGCTCCAGTTCTAACGGAAGAGTGGACAATGGTTGTCAAGCTGTCTTGAAAACAGTCGGTGGTAAAACATTTGCAGGTTCGAATCCTGTCTCTTCCGCAATTGCCCGTTAAACATTTAAGGATGATGTACGATTTTGTAAGTCGTAGAAGCAAGTTTGATTCTTGCAATGGGCTCAATTAAGTTAAACCAATTAAACAATTATTATTATGCCACAATTACAAGTGAAGTGTATCAATTCAAACAAGTTTGAAGACAAGGATTTAGTAAGATTTACTTACTTTTCACAAGACCCAGCAAGCATGGAAAGCAGAGCTGACATTACAATTAGCATTCCAAAAGGAGATACTCTTTTTGATAAGTATGTGCCAGGAGAGGTTTACGATGTTACAATCGCAGCTCCTAAAAAGTAAAATTAACAAAACATGTCTTTAATTAGGTGTGTTTTTTAACTGAAATATGGTGTAGATGTGTAGCACAATTGCCTTTGACGCAATTAGCCTAGGTTCGAGTCCTAGTATTTCAACAAAAAGGAGAGAAGATGAATTTATTTGAATTAGAGAACAATGTCGTGGTGTTCAGTCCACAAGCATTGATGATTGCCCCTTTTAAAAGCATATGGGACGCAGATAAGAGTAAAGATAAAGTTAACGCTACATTGGAGTTGGCATTTATTTACTACATGGCTGACGAGAGGAGTGACTTTATGCACATCCTTGACAACGATGAAAGGATTGAAGAGATAAAAAGCTTTATAAACATGCCTAAGAAATTCACAGGCAATTCTAAAGAAATAGTCAGAGCTGTTCATTACTACGAGCAATTATCAGCAACTACAAGTACAAAATTACTTCAAAGCACCAGGTTAATACTTCAGAAGATATCTCAATTTCTTGACAATGTTAATATGGAGGAGAAGGATGATAGAGGTAAGCCTGTGCATGATATCACTAAGATAACTAGCGCTGTAGAAAAAATACCTAAACTTATAAAGGCTCTTAATGAGGTTGAGAAAGAAGTAATAAAAGAAAAAGAGCTAAAAGCTCAGTCTGGTAACAAATCAATATCAATGTTTGATGAGGGTATTTAATTTCATACAAACAGATCTTACTGAGGAGTTGTTAGAGAATATGCCTCGTGAAGAGAAGCAGGATTTATTAGACAGTATTGACTCTATACAATTTATACAAAACCTAGCCTCTCCTAATAGAAACAGGGTGGCTGACTTGACTCGTTGGGATAATGCTTTGTTACCTGAATCATCTGACGACCCTGATCAAGCAATAAGAGTTGCTGACCCTAACGGTACTATCGCTGTAGACTTAACTAATCCTCATATATTAGAGGATATGGATTATTTTAGACCAGCAGCAATACATCACGAACAGCACAATTGCTACACAAAATTATTCCCTAATAAAAACCCTAATTCACTATACTACAAGTTCTGGGCTGAGGAGGCTAGAAGATGTCGTGAAGGATACATTAGGGAAAGTGATGGTGAGTGGATACCGGGAGCTTATTATTTCCAGTTAAATTACGCACCATTACTTAGAGCTGAAATTATAAAGGGAACTAAACAAGCCGACAGGCTTGAAGGGTTTGCGTATGTATATGATGCAGATTACTGGTTCTTTCATTATGTTGAGCAAGCAAGAGCATTAGGTATGCACGGGGCTAACCTTAAAAGAAGGGGTTGTGGATATTCAGTAAAGGCATCTAATATGCTTGCTAAGAATTTCATACTAGGAGATACAACTAAAGCTAAAGAGAAAGTAAAATCATTTGCTATTGCGAATGAAAAAGAATACCTGATTAAAGATGGTATTTTAAATAAATACGTTTCAGTAATTGACTGGTGCGCAACACATACGCCATGGCCAAGAGTTAGGTCTCTTAAGGATTCACTTAATGACATGCATTGGAGAATGGGTCGTAAAGACAATCAAAGAGGTGTAGAAATTGGTGTTCTTAATGAAGTAATGGGTGTTACCTTAAAGAATGACCCGCAAAAAGCAAGGGGTAAAAGGGGTGCGTTGGTACTTTGGGAAGAAGCAGGAAAATTTAATGACTTCTTAACAGCTTGGCAGATTGCTAGGCCATCAGTTGAAGAGTCTGGATTTGCATTTGGATTCATGATGGCGGGTGGTACTGGTGGTGTTGAAGGTGGGGCTTTTGAGGGTTTAGAAGAAATTTTCTATAACTCTTCAGGTTACAATATACACTCCATGCCTAATGTATTTGATAAGAATACTAATGGAAAGGGTAAGTGCGCATTCTTCTTTGGAACTTATCTTAATTATAGAGGTAAGATGGACAAGAATGGTAACAGTGATGTTATTGGTGCGCTTATTCAGATTAACAAAGAAAGGTCTAAAGTAAAATACGGATCATCTGATGTAAATACAATTGTACAAAAGAAAGCTGAGGAGCCAATTACACCTCAAGAAGCGATCATGCGTACAGAAGGTACGGCATTTCCTGTAGCAGATTTAAGAGATTATCTTGAAGATATTGCTCCAGATTTAAATTCATTTGTGGATTCACATTATATTGGTAAAATTGCTTATGATGAAGGCGGCTTGACTAAGTGGGTAAATGATCCAAATATAGAGCCAATTAGGGATTTTCCCTTTAAGGTTAAAGGAGGGGTTACATCTGATGGTGCTGTTGAAATATTTGAGATGCCTAATAAAGGTAGAGATGGCAATATTCATGACGGTAGATATATTGCAGGGATTGACCCAATTGATAATGATTATACTCTTGGTGGATCTTTGGCAAGTATTATAGTGTTTGACTTGTGGACTGATAAGATTGTAGCTGAATATACTGGCAGACCTATGATGGCAGATGAATTTTACGAGACTTGCTTGAGGCTTACTTCATTTTATAACGCCCAAGCTAATTATGAGAACAACCTTAAAGGCCTCTTTTCCTACTTCTCCAACCACAATGCATTGTATTTATTGGCGGATAGTCCTGAAATTTTGCGTGATATGGAGATTGTAAAGTCTGCTTTATATGGAAATAGATCAAAAGGTACGAGAACTACAAAAGAGGTTATTAAGCTAGGAAAAACCCTTCAAAGACAATGGATGCTTACTCCATATGAACAAGAAAGGTACGATGAAAATACTGGAGAAACTACAACTATGTCAATACCTAATTTAAGAAGAATTAGGAGTATTGGATATATAAAGGAGTGTATCGCATGGAATCCAGATATAAATACAGATAGAGTGTCCGCTATGGATATGGTGATGATATTAAGAGAAGATAGAGCTAAGATGACAACAAAGTTTGAAGAGTCAAGAACTGAAAATTCAGACACATATTTTCATGATGATCCATTCTTGGATGACAACTGGGGCAATGCAATGGCTCGAAGGAATGATGGTAATACCATAGAGGATTTTGGATTTTAGCTATAATAGTGGGAATTAAAAAGCAATAATATTTAGTAAATTTATAACATATATTAAAAGATGTCAAAAACAAAAAACTTTCCAACTCAAAAGCTGTCATTTAAGCAAAAGGGCAAGCAATGGAGAAAAGATCATTTAGACTGGGCAGATGACAATAGTTATTTAAGCAACAGTCTTGTGCGAAGAAAATTAAAGAGCAAGAAAATTAACCTTAACCTATACAACGGAAAGGTTGATGTTAAGGATATGAAATTAATTTTAAATCCAGGTGGATTAGAGCAATTTTTTGTACCAGACGCTATACAGCATTATCCAATTATCACTCCAAGAGTAAACGTTCTAGTAGGAGAGGAGAAAAGGAGAAAGTTTGACTGGAGCGTTCAAATAATAAACCCTGACACCCTGTCTAAAATAAAGCAAGATAAAAAGAAGTTGGTTGATCAAAAGCTTATGGAAATGCTACAGTCAGATGTATCAGATGATGAGCTTGAACAAGAACTGCAAAAATATGGTGATTACATTAATATGGATTACCAAGACATGCGTGAGAAAAGAGCCAATCTCTTAATGAGGCATTACATTGCTAAGTTGGATATGAAAATTGCATTCCAACAAGGCTTTAAAGATGCTCTTATTATGGGTGAAGAAATCTACATGTTTGATATAGTTAATGGTGATGTTTCTTTTGAGAAATTAAACCCATTAAAAGTACATACATTACGTGGTGGATATTCTAACAAAATAGAAGATTCTGATGTTATAGTATTAGATGATTTTTGGAGTCCAGGTAAAATACAAGATCATTATTATAATGACCTGAGCGATGTTGATGTTAAAAAATTAGATGATGGTTCATGGAATAGTGGGACAAAAAATCTTGATGGAGTAACTGAAGCTGTAGATGATGTCGCTGGATTAAAGCTTCTTGGAAGAGAATCCATGGATACATATATTGAATCAACTGGTATTTATAATTCACAAGATACACATGGAAGAGGTACTCACACTGACGGAGCGGGTAATGTCAGGGTGCTAAGGATGTTTTGGAGAAGTATGAAAAAAATAATCAAAGTGACATACTTTGACGAATCAGGTAAAAAGCAATCCAAGTTTAGGTCAGAAGAATATATCTTAGATAAAAACATGGGTGAAACTGCTAAAACATTATGGATACCTCAATGGTGGAAGGGTGTTAAAATCGGTAAAGACACATACCTTCAAATCAAGCCTAAAGAAATACAATACAACAAGTTAAATGAACCTAGTTTTAATTCATGTGGAATTGTAGGTCAAGTATACAACTCTGGAGATGAGGAAGCTGTAACTATGGTGGATAAAGCCAAACCTTTCCAGTATCTTTATGATATATCCTGGTACAGAGTAAATGAAGCCTTAAGTAAATATCTTGGTTCAATCGTTGAATTAGATCTAGCTAAAGTACCAACAGGGTGGTCCGTTACAAAGTGGCTATACTTTGCTAGAAAGTCCGGAATATCCGTAGTAGATAGCTTCAAAGAAGGTCAAAAAGGAATGGCCAAAGGTAAGTTAGCAGGCTCCGTTGGAAATACAACAGGTAAAGTACTAGAGCAAAGAGTAGGGGATTTTATACAGACTCATATTGACATGATGGAGTTTGCTAAAGCTCAAATGGACGAAATAACAGGCGTGTCAAGACAGAGGCTTGGACAGGTAGAAAACAGGGAAACTGTTGGTGGTGTAGAGAGAGCGGTGTCTCAATCTAATCATATTACAGAAGAACTATTTACTATGCATGACTATTGCAAGAAAAGGTGTTTCCAAATACTTATTGAGACAGCTAAAATTGCATTAAAAGGTAAAGACGTTAAGTTCTCATATATTGGCGACGACATGACTCGTCAATTAGCTGAAATAGATGGAGATCAGTTTGCTGAAGAAGAGTATGGCCTAATGGTTTCTAACGACGATGAAATAAATAGAATGGAGCAAAAGTTAGAAGGAATGGTTCAAATGGGCTTACAAAACCAAATGATATCCTTCTCTACTGCTATTAAAATATACAACTCTCCTTCAATCAGGGAAATTCAAAGATTTATTGAAAAAGATGAGCAACAGATGAAAGAGTCTCAGTCTAAACAAGCTGAAGATCAAAACAAACAGATGCAAGCTCAAATGGAGCAGGCTGCATTGACTGAACAGCAAGCTCAGGCTCTTGATCTTGAAAAGTTTAATAGAGAAGATGAGACTAAAAGATACATAGCTGAATTAAATGCAGAAACATCTAGAATTCAAAAAGAATCAGGAAATGACGGGACTGAAAATGATGATGATTTTAAAAAGTTTGAAGCTGAATTAGGTGTAAAAAAAGAATCTTTATCTAATGACATGAAAAAACACAATGATTCTATGGTTAGAAAAGACAAAGAAATAGCAATAAAAAGCATGCAGGCAAAGAAAACTGATTAAAAATAAGATATGAAACAAACTCAAAATCAATTTTATGGCAAAAAGGAAGACATGCCTAATAAACTTCCTCCTGGATCAACATATATTTGCTCTGATGAGGATTCACTTTATCACGCAAGAGAAGATGGGGTTCCTATAGTATTTAAGCCGTCTGAAATAAATAATGAAAGTTTATTACTGAAGTCTTCTTCAGGGTACTCCTCGACAGGAGCGTTCGCAGGAAAACCAATTTCAAACAATTTTATTTGGCAGAATGGAAACGGAATAAGCTATAGTCAAACAGATGTAGATAATGGTATTTTTAAAGTTTTCTCTTTAGATGAAGCAGTTCATTTTGCTGTAGATAATCCATATTGGAATACACCTACACCAACTGGAACAACTGGAATAGGTTTATTTGAAGGAGAGCATCTTCCTGAAGGAGTAACGTCTTTATTAGATTATTCTTATAATTTCGACACAAACTATCCAGCATCGAGTGGCACAGGCTTTGAAGGAAGTGTAGGAAGAATAAAATTAAACGATTTGCAGTATGGAGACCAATTGAGAGTTAGATTTGACTACAATGTAATTCCGCAAATAGCAAACACGACAATTCAACCAGCTTTGTGGTATTCCAATAGAGATGATAGTGATAATATTACCTTTACATTTCCATTAACTACACAGCCGTCTTTTTACGGAAGTGGCACAGTAGGAAATACCTATCTAAACAGGAGTGAAATTTCAGCATGGATAGTAAGTAGTGAAGACGTTAACGCATTAACATTACCAGCTATAAAATCTGACAATCCAGTCATAATACAGCCTCTTTCAATGTTAATAACTATAATACGATAATAAAATGTCTATAAAAATAAAAAGAAACGAAGCGGGTAATTGTATAGAATTTCAAGGAAGTTCAAATCCAGTATATTGGAATGCATGTTTGAGTGGAGAAGTTGATGCAACCGACACTACAAAAGTAAATGTAATAAACGATATAAAAACAGCTCAATCAGGATCAACTCAGTATGAGTTTTTTAGAATACCTTTTGAAGAGTTTATTGATGAAGATGGGAACTCTTTTTTAGACTCTCAAGCTGTAGCTGACTACGTAACATTAAAAGGAAATGTTTCAGCCCCTGACGACATAAATGTTGGATATAAGGGTGTGTTTGACGCATCTACAGAACTAGACCCAACAGATGTATCTCCAGCAAATGGAGATTGGTACTATGTAGGAACTGAAGGAACTATAGATGGAGTTTTGTATAAAGTAAACGACATCATAAAATACAGCGAAACATCAACTTCATGGGAAAAGATTGAAAACAAAAATGCAACTGTAACTGAATTAGAAAACTCAGCGTTAGATCAGTTTAACGTACACGTTGATTCTAGCTATACAGGAACAATAAGAAATGGCTCAGCATTGTATCCATATAGTGATTTAGCAACTGCAATAACAAACTCAAGTGCTAATGATTCTATTTTAGTAAAAGGAATTAACATAATCACTAGTGAAATAGTACTACCTCATTCATTAAGTTTTTACGGAGCTAATGAAGCAGAAATTAAGTACGCAAATTTTGATGCAACTAATGGGGATATATTTTCTTTTACAGGAGATATGACACAAAAGTTTATCTTTAAAGATATTACATTTAAGAATGCAGGTGGATATGCCTTGTATATTAAAAAGACTGATGTAGTTGAAATTAGAAGTTGTAAATTTTACAACAATGGTTGGAATGGTTTAGCGTTGAATACGGTAGTACCTAGTGCAACTTTTGGACTATTAGGATACGATTCATCTAGTGCAGATTTACAAGCGTTTTATGCAGGAGCTAATGCTTCAAATGGTGGAGCAATTAGAATACAAGAATGTACAAAACCTTTATTAAGAGAATCAAGAGCTGAAAACAATTTAAGAGG